GGTGATAAGTTTAGTACATCGTTAACTGCTGAGACAGATGCTGTTACATCAGGGTTTGCATTAAAACTAATGCAGATGCCTATTATTGGTAAAGGAATGGAAGGACTATTCAAGTGGCTTAATAAAGTAGGAGTATTTCGTACTCAAGACTTAGGAGCTGTAAATGCTGATGGGTATAGTATGAATGACATCCTTAGCCAAAAAGACTTCTTTGATAGTTATCAGACACTTGCTAAAGAGAGTAAGGTTAGTGCACAAGGCACTGCTAAAGCTTTTGCTAAGAATAGAAAGAATTATAGGTCTACGTTTGTGAATAACATATGGAAGGCTATAGAGCCTGCTTTACCTACATTTGATGGTACTGAAGTGTCTAGTGAGCTTAGAACGTTGTTTAAAGATCCATTTATGACATTTAACTACAGTGCTGGTATGAAGTCTATTAGACAATCACTGTCTAATGTACTTACTAATAAGCTTGTAACTAAAGTTATTACTGCTGAAAAAGGTACTGCTGATTATACACTACTTGAGACATTAGCTGCTCAAGTAGGGATGAAGCCTGAAGAGTTACAAGTTAAACTTAATACTGATCCATTGTATACTATAAAATTAAAAGGTAGTGAGATATCACTGGAATCTTTACTTAATGAGTATATAGATGCTAGTTATGGTGAGACTGTACAGAATATTATGGAAACTGAGTTTAAAGAGTTTATTGAAGCTCAGAAGAATATTAATGATGCTTTTAAAGCTATGTTCCAGTTGTTTAATAAAGAATACACAGATGAGATAGCTAAGATACATAAAGAGAAAGGTTTTGTTACTGAGGATGCTAAGTTAGAAGTTATTAATAAGTTACGTAATAAGTTCCCTGCTATTAAAGGGCCATTACAAGATAAAGAAGATAAGTCTGATTATATTGGTATTTATAAGACTACTAATGCTACACCTAGTAGTGTTGATGAGAGGCTTAAACCGGCACAGACATATATAATTGGAGATAATGGTGAGGTAGTTACTGATAAAATACGTCATGAGATTAAAGTATTTGAAGAAGCTATATCAGCTGGTGCTGTTGTACCTATTCACTTTATTGATGGTGCTTGAATGGGTAGTATTATTACTGAATTAAATGGTAATCTTACTGCTATACATGATGCTATTATGCCTCCACTTAATGTACTTAATGAAAGTGCTAATAAGTATAATGAAGCTTACATAGAGGTTGGTAATAGTTATAGTGTTATAGAAGAGATCCAGAATCAACTTAAGTCTGCTATTAAAGGTGTTGATTTAGCTGATGAGTATTATAATGAATACTATAGAACTGAAAATAAAGAAAAGATTGATAGACGTGAATTCATTGAAAGTACTATTAAGAACTTTGAAAAGTTATCTACTACTGTTAAAGAGGCTCGTAAAGAGTTAAAGAAAGAAATTGATAAGGGTGTTGTTGTTGGACATATGGCTTCATTAGAAGAAGGAGTATACTTACATAACGTAAATCCAGTTGACATTAAGACTGAAGCAGCTATAATTCCAGATAATATAAGTACAGATATCTCGGAAGAGGCAATTGCTAAAGCTAACGAGATGTTAGATACAAACGAAGCAAACTGTAAAAAGTAGGATAAATATGCCCTGTAGAACAGCACCACAAGTAATAAATGATTTAACTAAAGTATTCATAAAAGACCTTAAGGCAGGTAATATAGCCCATGGCCTTGGTAAAACTCATGCTAATATAGTTAGTGAAGCTAGAAATAGTGCCACTATAATGGTAGAGAGAAGATTAGCTGCTATAAAAGAAGAGATGGAAGCTGAGGTAGATAAAGAAGCTGAACTTACTGGCGCTGCATTAGAGCTTAATGCTAATAAGCCTAGAGTACGTAGTGCTAAGAGTAAATCACTTGTTAGTGTTACTGTTGTAGAAGTTAATAATGATAAAGTATATGTTAAGTTTCCTAGAGGTGAAAAGATCTATAAGTATAACCCTGAAGAGGTATCTCTAGATCAAGGAGATGCTAGAACTATAGTTAATAAATACACATCGTTAAAGGCACCTACGAAGTCCGTGACGGACAAAACTCCTGCTAAAGGTAAAAGTACTCCTGTAAAGGTTAAGGAGGCTCCTAAGGCTTCTAATGAAGTTAAGAAAGGTACTAAGTTACTTCATGTAAGTACAGAGACGTTTGATGCATTTGCAACAGCTGGTGAGGATATTGGGGATGGCTTCACTGTGGGTGTAGGTGTACATGTAGGTACTAAAGATACTACTGGTGAACTAGCTACTCAAAGAGGTAGTGATACTATAGTATATGATGTAACTATTAATGATGATATAAAAGTATTAGAGATGAAAGATACTGGTGATAGTAAGTGGACTGCTAATAATATGCATGACCAATTAGTAGGTATATTTGGTGAAGTACCTTTAACTAAGAAGAGTACTGATGCAGAAGTAAGAGATTTTCTTATTAGTAAAGGGTATAGTGCAGTTAAATATGTTAATACTGAAGAGGGTGGAGTATCTTATATGGTACTTGATACCGGTAAGTTTGATATTAAAATAAAAGAAGATATTGAATTAGGAAGTACTAAAGAAGCTAGTAAAGTAAAATGGAAAGATGCTAATAGAATAGAAGATGAAGTACATGGTAATATAGAAGCTATGCAGAATCTTATGGGAGAACTTCATGAGTTAGGTGGAGGCAAGGCCTCTGATAAACATCTAGAGTATTTAAAAGGTCTATTAGGAAAGATGAGTCCAGACTTCTTCGAGAATATGAAGACTCATATATTCACTGATGCTAAGAAGTCAGAAGGTATGGCTTTATCTAAAGATATTAAAGTAGCTGTACGTAATAAGCCTAATATAGCTAATAATCAAATGAGTGATGCAGAGGTATATGCACATGAAGTAGTACATAGTATGATTATGTTTGCTATAAGACAAGATACTAATGAATCTAGAAAGATTAAAAGACAATTAGAGCATATGGTAGATGCTGCTTTAAGTAAAACTAAGTGGGAAGACTTTCTACCTGCTGAGAGTCTAGATGCTAAGGTAGAAGAGCAAGAAGCTAAAGAGATGTATGATTATATCTTTAATAGTGAAAACTCTATAGAGGAGCTTATAGCACATACACTCACAAATCCAATAGTAATGGAACATATGAAGAGTGTAGATATAAAAGAAGAAGAGAAAGCTAAAACATTATGGGATAAAGTAATGAATGCATTTATCTCTGTAATGGAGATGATTAGTGGTGAATATTCATTTAAAGATAAAAGTAAGAATGTATATGAGCAGGCATTAAACTTATCGTTTAAATTAGCTGAGTCAAATAATAAAGCAGTAAGAGAGAGAAATAGTAAGATTAATTTGGCAATGAGGTTATGGCAAGGATTCCAGAAGTATAATATAAAGTCTGGAGAGATGTTAGAGAATACGTGGGATAAGTATGTGGATAAAGGGGATTATGTTAAACCTCCAAAAGAAGGATTCGCTAGAGCTAAATGGATGGTTGGTGCAATAGCTAAGATGATAACTAATCAGCACTATCGTAAGTCTATGGAACTAATCCTAAGTGGATTTGGATTCCAGCCAGAAGGTGACATTCAATCCATACTCCGAGACTTCTTTAAAAGTGATGACTTAACCGAATCTGTAGATATGTTAGCACTTCTATCAGATAAAGTAGATACTGCTAAGAATATACTTATAACTGCTGTAGGGGATTTAGTTCATAAAGGATTTAATAGAAAATTAACTAATGATGAAGAATCTGCACTAACTAGAGTACTTATAGATACTGATATGTCTAGCATATCTGATCAGTTTACATCTAAGACTTTATCAAAATTATTAAGTGATGATACTGAAGTAGATAGAAGAATAAGTAGAGTAAAACACAAGCTTAAAGAGCTGGATGATGTTAATTATAATTGGAATACTACACAAGGCAGTAGTTTAGGGTATTTCATGGCCACTGGTAAAGGGCATATAGCTCAAAGTATTAATGCTAGGAATATTGCTGCGGGAGTACACGCAACACACAGAAGAAAACCTAATGCTAAAGTGGTTAAAGCCTTAGATGAGCTTGCAACATTAACTGCATTGAAATATGTTAATGAAAAAGCTAGAGCACTAGTTAAAAGGTTAATGAGAGATAATAGAAATGGCGTTGAGAATGTGATGAAGATTCACCAGGAGTTTAAGAAGGAATCAGCTAAAACTGTGTTTGCTAATAGCGAGGTAAATATGATTAAAGGTTATAGTAAAGAGACTTTTGATGATAAGGTAAGTGTGGTTATTGCCCCTATAAGTGAAACTAAAGAGTTAGCTAATGATGGGTATGAGTTGAAAACTGAGTTACCAAAGAATAAACTTGATGATAAGAGTGTTCCTATGGGGATGTTTGTTGCTGAGTCGTATGAGATTGGGGAGTGGTATAGAAGCGCTACTAGACTAACAGGTGTTAGAAGTAGAGGTACAACTCTTAAAGAAATTGCAATAAGTAATAAACATAATGATAAATTTGCTATTAGTAGAGCTGGTGCGTTAAAAGAAAAAGTAGAGATGAACAGAAGGAATTTAGTTAAGAAGATTGAGAAAGGGGAGTTAGATTTTAAAGATTTAGATCATGGGTTAATACCAGTGTTAGATGAAGATGGTTATGTAACTGATTATCGTTATGTGATGACTAATGAGAATAAGAATGATATCCTTAAGAAAGATAGTAGAATAAGTACTGTAATGAGCCATTCATTTGGTCATACATTAGATAAATATGAAACTAAAGGTCAAAACGAGAGAGTTCTTGAAATGTTGTTAGGGGATATGGAGGAGAATTATATTGAAGGTAGTACTATTGGCAAGAACCAAAAGAAATACATTTTAATTAGTAGAGATAGTTCGAATCCTGAGATTGAAGAGTTGTATAAAGTATTGCCTCCTATGTTTAAGAGAGCAATGCAAGAAGAGGCTTCAAAAGGCTTGGCTGTGAGAGCTGATCTACTTCATAGTTACTTTGGATATAGACATGCTAGTTTAGCAGGTAATGAACTTATAAAATCTGTAACACCACGTATTATGCATAAACTATTGAAAGTAGCTGAACATATGTGGATGGAGTTTATTAAGATTAGTAAAGTTGATATCCTTATTAAGATGCCTATTGTTATGGTAGGTAACCTTATAAGTAACTTCATGTATTCTGTAATGACTGGTACTAATCCAGTGACATTAATAAAAGAGTATATAGAAAGCTCAAGAGCTGTAACTGACTACTTTAGAAGGCATAAAGAGCTTGTGGAGCTTAGATTAGCAAAGAAGACAGGTAATGTTGAAAAAAGAGATTTAAATAGGATTAAAACTTTAGAAAGACAATTAGCTGAAAGTTCTATTGCTGAGTTAGCTGAGCTAGGTATCTATCAATCTATAGTAGAAGATATGGAGCATCAAGATATAGAAAGTACTAATAAAGTTAAGCAACAATTAGTTAACGAGTTAAGTAAAGCTCCTAAGATTGTACAGCAAGGATTAGAGATCTTATATTTAACAGAGAATACTAAGTATCATAAGATAATGAATGGTCTTCTTACTAAGTCTGACCTTGTAGCTAGAGATATTGAAAATAGAAAATTAAAAAGAATTCAAAAGTTACAGGCAGCTGGTAAAATGGACTTACCTAAATGGTATGTTGTTGAATCTAGTGGTAAAGATAAGTTAAAATCTTATAAATATAAAGCTGAAAAGCGTAGACTAACTGGCGATGAGAGAAAAGCATTTATGGTAAAAGCTGATAAACAGAGACATTCAACTGTACTTAACACGTTTATTAATTATAATAAGCCTTCAGGTAAAATTGAAGAATACCTTAACAGAATGGGGTTCATTATGTTTACTAAGTATGCTAAACGTATTCAAAGAGTTATAGCAGAAACTGGTGCTAAGAATCCTCTTAACGTAATGGCTATACTATTAGGTGAAGAGTTTATTATTGGAGATGTTGAAACAATCTATGACCAACAGTTATTAACTAAGAGTTGGTATAGCCTTGGTTTAGGGGCTGGTGATATGATACCTGGAACTAATCCTTTTGATAGGATTATGGAAGTTATTGAGCCACCATTAGTTCAACTAATTAGAGATCCTCTCTAGATATCTAGTCTAGGGGTCTTTAAAGCTTTTAAAAAGTAATAGGCTCCTGCAACTGCTCCTGTAAGGAGTACTCCAATAGCTAGTATATATGATATATACATTACACCTACAAATACTAATATAAAAACACATAGTATTACTACAATCCCTACTGCTTGAAAGAAGTTTGTCACTTACCTCTCCTTTTAGCTCTCCGTTTAAACTCTTGAAAGAAGCCGTTAGGGCCACTGAAGAATGTTGGAGGACTTGCTAAAAAGCCTACACTTATAAATAGTGAGGCTATTGCTCCTACTGCCATACCGGCATAAGACCCACCAGTCATTAGCATGATAATTATAAAAATAGCAGTATCGAAGAGTCCATCTTCATACCGCTTTCTATCAAACTTGATTTTAATAATCCAGAAGTTTAAGGCTACTACAATACCTAGTATAAAGAGTTCCATTTATTCTCCTACGTATTCTAATAGCTTAATATGCTTAGCTCTAAGCTCACTGAGCTCACGTTCTAGTTCTGCGGTAGTGTTTGTACCTTTTCCTTCTTTAAGGCCTCTAGTGTACTCTCTATGCTTCTCAAAGTCTATTGTTTCTTTAAGACCTGTTAAGCAGTTCTCATAATCATCTTGATAGATGACTCTGTACCCATTAGCTACTATATAAGTAGGGATGGCTCTCATTTCTTGTAATGTCATTTGTTATCCTTTTAATCTAAATGTTTAGCGTTGTGTAGTTCATACATTGTTCGTGAAATTGCAACGTAATAAAGCCTAAGCTCCTCTTCAAATCTATTTAATACTTTAATATTATCTGAACCACTCTTCTTATACTTTCTTATATTAGCTAAAGCTTTAGTTACGGACTCATTAAGATCTGGAGCTATTGTTACAGAGTCAAACTCTAAGCCTTTAGAGGAATGTGCAGTTGTTAATGTCATACCACAAGGTTTCTTAGCAGCTGCTCTAGCGTACTTAGCTAGGTTATTTAAGTCTGTTGGACCATGCTTTGTGACTACATTAAATGCATTAGATATTTCTTCATCCTCAGTATTTTTTAATACATAGCTACTTAAAGATGAGTATCTCTTTCTAAGTAGAGGGTTCTTTTCCCAAGCACTACGAAGCTTCTCTAGTTGCCAATGACCAGAAGTTGTTATCTTCTTACCATTACCTAAGTTAGCTAATATAAGAGGTAGTTCTAGTATATCATCAATCTTTCTAGTAGTATGAAATTCTGTGCCACTATCCATTAATGTAAACATCATATCAAGTAGCCCTGAATTATTTCTAGAAATATAAGCTAAGCTATTGATATCATAGTCTTTATACTCTTGTCCAATGAATTCAAATGTGGGGTCTAGATGTAGTGCTATAAAATCTTCTATGCCAGGAGCTATAGTGGACGATACTCTAAATGAGTGTGTAAGAGGTACTTCAACAGCTGCATCTTTTAGAGCTTTAAACCCGTTAATAGTGTTGTTAAATGAGTAAACGTTTTGAAATGAGTCACCTACTGCTATTTTTTTAGTAGCTTTAATAAGTTTAAAGATTTCTATTGTTAATGCAGTTAAATCCCCTGCTTCATCCATCATTAGAAGGTCTACTTCTGGAGTAGGTACTTCACCTGATACTAAGTAAATATGGTAGAGTTTTAAGTAAAAACTATGTGTACATGGGATTTCACCAGTAGCCATCTTATCTAAGTATTCTAGTACTAATTCACGTGATGCTTTATCAATATTCTGGGTATCAAGATACTTATTAGGATTTGTGTACTCTGATAAACAGAATGTCTCTAATGTATCAACTACTTTTCGTTTAACAAGAGTAGACACACGTTCTTTTACAGAGCTGGCTTTAAAGTATTGTACAACGGCTAAATCGTAAGGCTTTACAACTGCTTGATAAGCCAATGAATGTATTGTGGAACATTGTATAGCTGTACCTTTAAATTTCTTTACAGCTTCTAATTGTATTGATTTATTATAAGCAAGGTAAAGACCTTTAGTAACATTTAATTGCTTAGCCATTTCTATTAGTGTATGGGTTTTACCTGCCCCTGCTACGGCGGGGCATGTTACTATTGGTACACCAGGTCTTTGTAGTGTATCTATTACTGCTTGTTGTTGTTTAGTTAGTGACATATTTTATTAATTTCCTTATACTTATTATCATACCAGTACCCTCCATTGAGAGTACTATATGCTAATATTATTTAACGGTATTTAACAAGATTTAACTTACTAAATATCCAGTCAACTTGAAGGCCTTTAAGTCTCTTCTCATTTTCAAACATTACTTTACGCATTGCAACGTTAGCTTGTAATGCATACGCACGTTTAGCTTCAGCATCTGTCATTCCTTCAGATACACCTAAACCGGCTTCTCTGAGTGCAGCTGCTGTAGCTTCGTCATCTAATTGTACAGTTTTCTTACTGTTCATCAATACTCCTATTAAATTTATATACTGTATTTCTAGTTATAACAATCATTAGATCATTAATAACTTCAATACTTGTAACTTTACTACTGTATAGGTCACCAAAGAAAAACTGAGTTCCATTAAAATTAAATGGGTTAGTTTCTCCCACATAACCAACACCAGAAGTATCTGGGTTATCTATACTAGTTAGTTTCCACACCGGTAGCCTTTAATAAAGATGGTCGTGCCTTACTTCGTTTATCAAGAATACCTTGTAAAGCATCTTCAGGGCCAGTCCAGCCATCAGGCTTTAATTGCTTACCAAGCCCATCTTTAGGGCCACTTAGTTTAGCCATGTTACATCCTGATACAACTGAGAATATTTCCTCAATCTGCGCAGGAGATAGCCCCATTTTAGCTAGTTTTCCAATATGGAATACTACAGCATCTACAGATTTATCTACTTCTTGTACTTCTGATGGTAATGGTAAGCCAGTCCTAGTAAAGGAATCTCTAATACTATTAGCCAGGCTAAGGCCTAACTGTCTAGCTTTAGGATATTCTTTATCCCCAGGTTTAAAACGATTACCATCTTGATCTTGGGTATTGTAAGCTTCTTCATAGCCTTCAAAAGATTCTTCTAATACATACGCTAGCTCTTTAAAAGCATCCATATCACCCTCTAAAAGACCAGCTTTAGAGTTGAAATCATAGATGCCTTGTATTAAGTTAGACACTTTTATATCTCTGATTAAGCTCTTTAACATTATCTACAGCTTGAATTGTTGATAGCAGTTCATTAGCATTTTCAAATGTAATAGTCCCTATTAACAGTTCATTTAATGTATTACCAGTAATCTCTGTTATCTTGGCAATTATATCATCACTAGGTAGTGACGATAATTTAGTAGAGGCATTTACATGCTCACCGTATGTTAACTCCTCATCAGGGCTAACACCTTCAGTGGCTCTATCTACTGCTGCCTCATGGTCAGTCCAGTCTTGTACATCAACTTTATTAAGTCCTAGATACGCTAATAATGCATCTTGGATTTTTCCTAATTCTTCCTGTTTACTCATTTTAATCCTTTTATTACTCAAATATCTTTTGGATGCTTGAACATATGTACTTGCATATAGGTAAGTACTAAATCTTGCATGCCTTTTTCGAAGTCTAATATTGGGACTATACTACTAAAGCATTCATCATTATACTCCGATGTAAGCACCCATACATGCTCTTCTTCATCATAACCTGCTTTAAAGGTTACTTTATTCTTAACTATACCCATTGCTATTCCTTTATTACTCAAATATCTTAGCAACAAATGCTGCCAGTGGACTTCGGTAAATTGTATCTAATTTAATATAATTGAACTCAGGTGCAGTGCCTAAGTATTTATATAATGTCTTGTACCCTTCATCAGCTCTATTCATGCCGTATGTCTGCCCAAAGGCATCACCTACTAGTATTACTTTAGAACCTTCAGATATACGGGATAATACTAACTTAAGCATATCAGTATTAAGTAATTGGTATTCATCAACTATGAGACATGTATTATGTAAAGAGGTACCTTGTATCTCATCAATCTCAACAACACCAAATAACTCTTCCCATACCATATCTGATACAGGTACAGCCTTTTCTTCAATCTTTCGTTTACTTTGTGTAGCAGGGGCTTTTTTATCAAGTAGAAACTTTGAGTTAGACTCGATACCGCCTAAGTGGCCAGACATCTTCTCTTCAGAAGTTCCTGGTTTATACCCTGTATATAAGTTACGATTCACTGAAACTGGAGGCTTAGTTACTAATATTTTATCATATACTTGATACTGCTGCTGACCATTAGTACAAGCTAAAGAAGCCATTAATGTAAGCAATGTTTTACCTGTACCAAGTTTACCATCTATGACAGTAAGAGGTATATTAGAATCAAATATAGCATCTAACGCACACATTTGCTCGCTGTCCATAGGAGTTATTAATACACCAGCATCTTTATAAGGTTTCATAGACTGAGATATACGAGAAACGGTTCCTGAGTGATTTACCCAGATATCATTCTTGTCTACCATTCTATCTATGATACAGTACTGATTTTCTTTTAAGGATACCTTAAAGCGTTCATTAAACTCTTCTAGTTGCATTTCTTTTATTTGAACAAAACGTTTCTCATATTCAATAGTACCTTTAATAGTTGTTATACCGGTATAATCATAATCAATAGTTTCGTTTTCAAGAGCATCCATTACTTCAACATTACGAGCTATAGCAATAGCCATAGCACCAATATCGTTAGTCATAAATGGTACTTGTTTCTGTTTAGCTGCTTTTACAATTCTTTCATCAGGAGTAGTAATAGCTGTAGGGATATTAGTTATCTCCACAGTCTTATTATCTAAACCTAACTTTAGAAGCTTAATGGCAGCCTGTGCGGCACGTTTAAGGTCTGGGTTACGCTTTAGGTTATCTAGCTCTGCTAAGACCGTGTAGGGGATTAGAGGATGTATACTCTTATCAAGTAACACCTCAGGATGGTCAATAAGTATATTAGTGTCTATCACAACACTCTGAGGCTTTATTTTAGCTTTTAGTAACTCAGCAGCTTCATCTGTAATATCCATTACCTATCCTTCTTACAATGTGATATTGGTTTACAGATTTCATCATATATACCGGCTTTAATAAGAAGTGATTTTATCTCTTCATTTGTAAGATTTTTTAAATGGGTTTTAATTGCTTCTACATCTGACATTATATAATCTTTCTAGCATACCATCCGGTAAATGCTTTATTCGTTTTATGAGGGTTACTCATTTTGTTTCCTTTTTCATAAGTCTTTTTTAAAGACTTAAATGGGAAGCCATTATCTATACATGTTTGCTCAAAAGTACCATTACATATGACCATTAAAACATTATCATTATTAAAAATATGTATAACTAATGCTCTTCCATTACCACTACCACTGTTAGCTCTACTGATTAGTTCTTTCGTTATCAATGTATGCTTTTTACCATACATAAAGTTCTTAGAACCTTCATTTCCTGGATGATTATCCACTGCTTTCAATAGAGATTCTTTAGTATGTTTCTTACCATAAAATGGGTTACCAATGCCAGTGAATTTACTGCTTTTAAAAGCACATAATTCTTTACTTTGTTTCACACCTAAGGTATCAAACCCTGTAGAAGTTTGATTAGATTTATTATAAAATGAAGTATTACTTGCTACTTTAAATCTAGTGTGTAATAATACTTCTAGCTTTAAAGCTATAACACGTGAAGCACATATTTTCACAATTTTATACTTATAGTTATCTGGATTAGCTTTCTGGTCTGTTATAAATAACTTATCAGCACTAGAACTCAAATACGTAATACCTAAATCTTCAGTAGGGTGGCATAGACTACTACGAACTCCATAGTAGTGCTTATTTAAGACTTTATTAGTTATCCTATATACGTAGTTATACATTAATTATCCTTTGATAACAGTAGTATATTGTAATATACCTTAATGTAAGCTTAAATAGGATGTCATACTACTTAGTTCTTTCTTTTAGTAATGTTGCAAGTTCTTCCAGTTTTTCAGTATCACCGGCTTTTCTGGCATCTAGACGTTGTTGTACTTCATCTTTACTAAGCCAAATATCCTTACCTGCAATTACTAATTCCATTTCATGATCAGTTAAGAATCCATTGTAGACATCCTTAAATGCAAAGTTAAGTTGACTATTAGTGAACTCTAGCTGTGCACGCATTTCATGTCCTTTTCCTGAAGCACCTCCTGAGTAGTTATGTATCATAAACTGTAGGTAATCTGCCATTTCAATTTTTGCACATCTTAGTGCTATAATAGTAGACACAGATGCCACAGTCCCTGATAGCTTAGCGGTAACTTTACCTTTACTAGCTTTAATAGCATCTATTAACATAAAACCAGAGTCTACATAACCTCCACCGTTATTAAGGTGTAATGTAAATGTATCTTCTTTATATGCTGTACGCAATAGGTGACATACTTGATTGTACTCACTAGGAGATTCTATTTGGTCAGTTAGATAAATATCTGTATGACGCGCTGATTGTAGTATGGGAACATAGTTATCCCATACTGAGTGTTTTTGAGGAGCTGATCCTCCGATAATTAGTTCTTCCATTATCTTCCTTTGTTGTTTACTAGTTTTCTGGCTAACATTGCTTTAAGAACTTCTTGCTCTTTTTCTAGGTGTGCTAGCTCTAGCTCGTCTTTAGATGTAGTTACTACAAAATTTGTTAAAGCACTATTTAAATCTTTTAAGCCTAGTAGAGATGTGATTTCAATCAGTTGCTTTTTATGATTTATGTCACTTGCGTTTAGCTGTAATTCTTTGACTAGCTCTTCAGCAGCTGTTGTAGATTTACCAGTGCCAGGTCCTCCGAAGAGATTTATATTAGTCATTATCTTTCCTTAGTAACTTACTATAAGCAAAGTCTGCAAACCAATAGGGATATGGTATAACTTTTAATGTAGATGTCCTAACTAATTTACGTAAGGCATATCTCAATTTAGAGGAGTATAGATAATGTGAGTTTATCTGTGAAGCATCTACTATAATATAGTCAGCATACTCTGCAAGTACTAACTTATTCAATTGCTTCACCATTTTCATCAACCTTTCTAAAGCAAATGCCTACTGGCTTTTGAGGGATACCATCTTTAGATAGCATCTCATATTCAATTTTAAGCCATTTACCGATGTAATTGTCAGCAACTGCTGCCATTACTAATCGTTCTTCGTTAGTACCTTTAAGTTTTACTTTGAAAGTACTCTCGTTACCTTCTTCAGTATCACAAATAAACACGGCATGGCCATTTTTATCTATAGTGTAGCTGTATACTCTGAACTCAGCATCTTGTGCAGTCTTGTATTTAAACACATCTAAACTACGTTTATTATATTCATATACTCCAGTAGCATTACGAATAATAATACCTTCATAACCTGCTTCAACTGCTTGAGCATGTTGAGCATCAAGCTCTTCGTGGGAGTTAGCTATACCTACATTAATTAGAGGTAGTGATGGTGTAAAGATAGATACATCATTATACTTACCATACATGCTAGTACACCTGGTGGTATAATCACCTTCTACTTCAGGAAAGTCAAATATCCAAAACTTTAAGTTAGGAGTATCTGGATTAGTCTTCTTAGTAGCAGCCATAATATCTTGCAAGTAACTACCATGCGTATACATCTCACCATTAATAGAGTTAGTTCCTAAATGTCTAAGTAACGCTTGAGCTTCCAGTTTCTGATGTTCAGGGATAGGATACTCTTCTCCCCCACGTGATAGAAGCTTTAGTTCACCATCAGTTAGTCTATATTCAGCATTGACACCATTAAGCTTAACAGAAGTAAAACAAGGAAAATTGATCTTCTTCTTATGCTTATGGTAGTCGTTTACTTTCATAGGTAGTTTGACAGTGACTGGAGCTTCTTGTGACGTAGAGTAGTTAGCTTTCTGCTTCTTAGCCCATACTGCTTCAGCTTCTATAATTGCTTGTGCCTCTGCAGTGGTCTCGTTTGAGCGCCCTACATTCTTTGGTTTAGCTGTAGTAGATTTAGATTGTTGTTTACCATCTAGTTGTCCCCAAGTTCTAGTGTAAGTAGCTCCTTCAATAACCATGTTGATTATCTGAGTAGCTCCTTTACTGGATAATTTGTATAGTCTTGGCAGTATTTTCATTTATTTCCTTTATCAAACTTCCATAAGTCATCTTGCATTTGTCCTAATTGATAACTTACGTTATCAATCTCTTGTAATGCTGATTGCTTACCATTGGGATTTCTATACTCATCAAACCAGATCTCTATATCGTTCTTCTGAACATTATACACAGGCTCTAGTTTAACTTCTTTAAGTCTAAAGTCAGCCCAGTACTGTAAGAAGTGTTCAGCTATCTCAAAGTTAAAACCTGGAGTTTCACCATCTTCTAATAAGTACTTAGTCCATTCTATTTCACGTCTCATTGTTTCAGCAAGAAGTGCTCTGAATGTTTCTTCAAACCACCCTGAGTCAAATAAGTACTTAAACTTAGGTGACCTAGAAAGCTTTTTCATGATTGTAGAACCAGTAGTTGTATGAACTGTCATTTCATCTACACTTAACTTAATCAGTAATTGGCTAAAGCCTTGAGCACAGTTGTTATATGCTTTATTTAATGACCATGATGTATAAAATGAGAAAGGGAACTTAATTCCCTCTAGTAGAAATACACCTATAAGAGTTTCAAGTAATAACTTATGATTCTCTTCAGTATCTTCCCAACCAGCTTTAACGGCTGCTATGAATCTGCCTGCAATATCTAGTTCTACCTCAACTCTTTCAGCAATCTTAGGGTCTGTGTAGATGATGTCTAAGAACTCTGTTGCTTGTGCTCCAAAGGCTTGATCAACTCCTGCAGAGTATGACCCTGCATGAATCTCTTCCATTGTTGCAATACGTTTGTATAAGTAGCCTAAGTAGTAATCATTAGAGATTTCACTTAAGTAACTAAATACATCAGGTACTAGTGAATCTAATACTGTTTGGTAAGCTAAGTTCTTCTGAAACTTTGATAAAGCCTCAGGAGGGAACTCATGCCATCTATCTTGAGAACAAGATACAATGTTAAGGAACCACATGTTAGATTCATCAACCTCAGCAAGCTTCTTAAATGAAGAATCATATGTGAGGTCTAAACGACTTACTCCATCTGTTTCTCCAAAGAATAGCTCTTTGTTTTGTGTTGGTTTTGATTTTATGTTAATCATTTGGTTCCTTTTTTAATATAAATCTTCTTGTTGTGAGGATAATTCACCACAAAATATACACATTTTTATTTCTATATACTCTATGTGGTCTACTTTATTTATCTCACACCATTTAAAGTTATAGAAATGTGTACATAGTAATTGGTTCCACCAGGAGCTTATACTAGCTCCCGCAGGCATCACCACATCCTTCTTCCTCAATATCTCCCTCTATAGGAGTATGAGTATAATATAAGGACTTAAGCCCTAACTCTTCAGCACACATAATATCACTAAGTACTTCATAAGCTGAATCAGGTTTAGCATAAGCTAATGACACTGATTGAGACATACAAAGGAACTTCTGACGTATTGCTGCTAATTCAATTACATCTTTATTAGCTACGTTGAAAGTAGTTTGATACCACTCTCTGTTCTGGTTAAGATTAGGGACAACAAATGGTAAAGAGTAAGTACCTTCCTGTATAGTTTTAAACTTACGGATTGGGTCCACTCCCTCTGTTGCTGTAATACACTTACCAGAAGTAGCTGTTGGAGCTATAGATAATATACGTGAATTACGAATACCATACTTAAGCATTTCAGTTCTAAGTTCTTCCCAATTCATCCTAAGAGGATAATTTAAGTCAGAGTCAGTTTTACCTAAGATAGATAACTCATGAGGAAATAAGCCTTGAGACCATTTAGTTTCAGCCCATACTTCACATCTACTACGTTCTTTAGCTAACTGTACTGATGCTTTAATAGCATAGTAAGATAGTTCCTCAAATAGTTCATGAGTTCCCATACGTGCATCCTTACAGTCCCATAGAAGCTTGTTAGAAGCTAACCAATTCGCATAGTTAGAAACACCAATGCCAAGGTTTCTATGCCTCTGAGAGTGTCTTAGACCTGCTTCGTTAGCATAGAATGAGTTATCTATAGCATTATCAGCTGACTTAACTAATAAGTACATAGCTTCTTCTTTTTGCTCTGAAGTAAACGTTGTCCACTTCATAAGATTTTTAGAAGCTAAGTTACATAGACCAATATCACCTTTACCAACACCTTCAACAGTGTCATAAGACATTGACATTTCAACACATAAGTTAGAAGCTGTGATCTCTCCAGCACCAATGTTTTGAAGGTTATTGTTATCTGTGAAGAATGTGTAATTATTACCTGTCTCTGTTTTAATTCTAGCAATATGATTACCTAATTCACGAGCACTGTATTTGCGCTTATGAATTCTTGTATTTTTACTATATTTATCATACAGTTCTGAGAAGTTATCTCCCCATGAATACGTTAGATCCTGTGTCTTTGCCGGATCGATTAGGTAAACATCTTCATCGTTTCTAATTGCATTAGATAAGGTTTTGTTCCACTTAATAGCATATTGTATCTTTCTAGCTCTATCTTCATCTTTACCTGATTCTTCTTTAGCAGAAGTAATCTCAGGAGATTCATAATGGAACCAGTTGTAATAAGCTATTAAAGCACTTGAACGTGTAGAACCTTGATTGTAACTACCTACTACTGCTTGTGCAGCCTGTAAGTAAGGTAATACACCTGAAGACTTGCCATTGTTACCTTTAATAGGAGAACCTTTAGCACGTATAGGTGATACATCCCATGCATCACCACCACCGTACTTAGATTCTCTAGATAACATATTAAGCGACTCATTGATTCCTTCTAAAGAATCATCAGGTTTATTCATACAACAACTAAATAATGATGGACTAGGTTTTAAACTATTCACCATCTTAGGTGTTGCCTCTGTTACTGAGTGAGACGCTAGTTGATGATACTTAGCTACGATAGCTTCAATACCATCTTTATACATCAACTGTACTGCTACTCTCATGTAAACATGTTGAGGTAACTCAGTTATAGTTCCTTTATACTTGTTACAGTACTTCTGAACAAATAAGTTAAGACCTCCAAAAGTAAATATCTTATCATAGTCAGGGTTAATTGCTTCTGATAAAGTATGTAAGTCTTTATCCTCTATTTCATCTAAAACAGCTACTGAGTAGAGTCCTAAGGACTCGTTGTTTGCTATGATATCAAAATAGTCAGGATATTGAGCTCTCTTAACACCTATATCTTTATGTAATTTTAAAAGATATAAGTTCTTAGCTATTTCTTCCCATTTAGGAGTCATATCTGATATAAGATTAGAAGCTGTTGATATAGCCTCATCATATAGTTTAGTGATATGTATCTTATTATGTATCTTAATTGACATTGCTTCTAGTAGCTGTTTAGCGAAAATCTTACTTCCACCAGCGGCCCATAGAAGCACTTCATATAACTTGTTAGGGTCATACGGGGCTACAGTACCATTACGTTTTATAACGTTATGCTGCTTGTCAGCTACTAGTTTAATCATTTAATTTAAACTCTGTCTGCTGCTACTAATATTGCCCTAAGTGGTGTAATGTCTTTTTTAATCTCACCAATAGCCTTACGAATACGTGCAGATTCTGCCTTCGTTTGCTTTGTTTGATAATTTGTAATTAGTTCTACAGCGTTTTCCAGCTGCCCTTTAAATTGTGTTAATTCGTTCATTTGTTTCCTTTAATTTGTTTTCTCTTTCTAATAGATCATAGTACCAAGGTTTGTCAGGATTCAATATTGAATCTTGCCGTCTTTTATCTTGTTTCTCTAATTGGTCTATCAGGGATCTCATAGTCTCATATAATGTTCTACCATTTTTAATGTTAAAAAACCCATATTGTTCACCTGTATTCAATTCACTCTTATAGTCCATACACACAATTTCATCATCAGTATCTGTTAAGTATACCTGTAAGATAGGACGAAGTGTGTGCTTTGTTCCGTCAGAACTTACACAAGTTGTAAGGTTTTCTGCAGTTTCCATTATATGTTACCTTGTTATTTGTTTTATTTAAAAGACCGTTCCTCAGCTATGTATAACATCTGAGGAGAGGGCCAGTGTTTAACTAGTACTAAAGCTATTTGCCATGATGATACTAGAGCCGCTGGTGCTACCAGCTGGTATTTTGTACTAGACCAAAAACTAATACGAGTTACGGTTGTTACCTCTTGCCTTGTTTTGGCCCTTGTGGCTAACGTCCTAAACGAACTCCGATGGTTTTATACCTTGTAGTTTTTAGTCTTCAAGCAGACTCTACACCTGTGGTACTACTTAGCTCCAGGAAATCCTGAAGGCTTCTTAGCTGCTCCACCACCTGGAAATCCGCCAGTACTAGCTTTAGGAGCTGTTTTATCTCCACCACTTTGTTGAGCTTTTTTCCATGCAGCTACAGCTTCAGCAGTAACTCCATCGTCATATTTAATCTCCTCAGCTACTGCTGAGTCTTTACTTAGACGCTCACCGATGTCTTCACCTGAGATGATTTCAGCACCAGATGCACCATCAGTTTGACGGTAGAAACGTTTAACATCAACGTTTTCTTTAATCTCACCTTTGTACATTCTGTATGATACTTGGATCCATACTTTAACAGCTACGTCATTTAATTCAGGAATACAAGATAACTCTTTATTACCTTTTTTAAATGTTACTGTTGTAGCTTCTGGATCAGATAATTCATCTGTACCAAGTACTGTAGCTAATGATTCTAAAATCTTGTAACCAAATGTTGGTTGTCCGTTGATACCAATGATGTTGTTACCATAAGACATTGCCTTATCAAAGAAGTAATTCAGTTGGACTGCTCCATTTGTTGTTGTGGCTACTTCACCATGCTTTAATGTTAGGTCGTAGATACCAGATTTCTGGATATACCCACTACCGCCTTCTTGTTTAACTGACTCTTCCTTCACAACTAAAAATGCCATGATTATCCTTTATGTTTAATTATTAAATTCTATTATAGCACGAATTCTTGTGCTTCAACCTTACTTGCAGTAAGTTTAGCTATATGATCATTGATATCATACTTATCACTTTCTACTGCATCTTCAAGACCGTCTAAAGTTGTACGACATGGGTGTTTCATAGAACGTTGGTGTATAATGAATTTACCTGATTTCTTTTCAATAAAGATAGCTTCATTAACTACACTCATCCAACTACCAGCTTTACCAAATTGACCTGTTGCAGGTATAATGTGACGTGCTGTATCAGCATCAAAGATAGTATGAGCTACGATAACTACATTAATTCCATTTGCTATTAATACATCTTCAATATACGCATTAAGGTTTAATGTGTCTCTGTTATTATTTTTATGAATATCAAAGCCCTTAAAGTTATTGTCGTTGTATGCTTGCATAGTACTATAGAATTGTGTAACTGTATCTAAGACTATTGTCTCAGGAAGTTTACCTACCTTCTCTTGGTATACACCAAGTTTTTCATTGATAGTGTCAATTAATCCATCAATACCATTATATTCTGTGATATTCATGTGAGGTACAGCAAAGCCATATTCCTTGCGGTCAAAGTTTACTACCATAGCGTTACTGATCTTAGACGCTGTTGTTGATTTACCAGTGTTTTCAAACCCACTGATTAATAATTTTATTGCCATACTGGCTCCTTATCCGGTAACTAACCGGTTATTTCGTTTGACGAGAGTTTAAAGACTTCTTCTTGGTCATATTTGTTACTATTAAACTAGAAGAATCACTTGTAATGTAGTGCCAGAAGTAACTCTCATTATACTTCTATAGTCTCGCCATGGTCTAATATTTTCATCTTCTATATGTGTGACATTAAGGCCAGATAAGGATGTAAGATTTTTAGCAGTTATTTTAATAGAAGCATCAAATCTATACATGTTATTTAAAACTTTATTAGCTACTTTAAAAGTATAAAATTCCTTATTATCACATATCTGATTCTCATAAGTCATTTCACACAACTCTTTAGTAGGGTTGTTATACCCAAACGAAAGTATTTTTAACTTGATATTTTCTATAGTATCTTTATCATATTCCATCTTTTTAGCCTTTACTTACAAATCAAATGGTTTATTAAATTTTTCCCAAGACATTTTAATAGATTCTTGTTCTTTTCTACTTTGCCTATCTAGTTCTTTCCAAATTTCTTCTTGCTTTTTCCAGAACTCTTTATTCATAGGTTTATCTTTTAGTGCTTCAGCTACATCACTAAATGAATTTAGTACTTCAAAAAGTGTTTTATCCATACTATGGTCTTGGGATATCATTTATCTTTTGACGATAATCAGCCATAAGTAGGTAACGCATGTCTGGCCAGTCTTTAAAACATTGAACAGACTCTGCTATAAGCATTAGTATTCCTTCTATAAAGGCATATGCTTGATCATCAAACGGTACTGTGAAGTTCTTAGTACGCACTGGTAATGTTTTAGTAGGCTGTACTGCATAGCACAGCTCTACTTGGGATATTTTAATACCTTTCTGATGTAAGATGTAAGCATAAGTATAGGCTTGCAGCTTGTAAGCATACGTAAACACTGATGGTAACTTAGATGCTGTCTTGTAGTCACGTACTGTCAACTGCCCTACTGGTTTATGTAAGTTATCATTAGGCACTGTAGATGTGATTGCATCGTACGTACCACCCACAAATATTCCTGGTAATAACTCATGAGAGATGTAATCTTCAGTTGCTATTGTGTTAGCTTCAAGGACGTAGTCCTTGATTAATAGCTCTGACATATTACGCCATAGGTCATGCATCTTACCTGTATCATACTCTTCATTGTCACCATAAGAGTCTATGTGAGCTTCGATAGCTTCAGCCAGTTCTGCTGAGTTATGAGGTTCTTTAGCCATAAGACTATTAGCTACTACTTCACAGCATGCATGTACACAAGTTCCGAGAACGGTAGCCGTGCTACCTGTAAACTTCTTAGGTACTCCTAAAAGGTTCTCACTGTACCAAGTTACTTTGTCTGAGAAGAACTTCTCCACTCCACTTGGTGATATTTTAAAAGCACCTTCTGGTAATTGATCCTTACCGTCGTAGTACTCAAATAATTCATTATAATCTATTTTACCCATTTATCTTTCCTGTTATCTTTTTTTAAATATACTTTCTAAAGTATCCTCAATAGCATCTGATATTTTATATTTCCAATGCCATAAATATATCATTATTTCTTGTTTAAAGTTCATCGTCATCCCCTTTAACTTTTCTTACAAAGATCTCCATCCTGGGATTATCTTTATCTTGTTCTTTTGCGTAAAATGTTTCTTTCACACAAAACTGTACATTATCTTCTTCCACAACTCCAGCTTTTTGAGCCATATCTAAAAAATATTTGCTCATTAAAGCTCCTACATTTAATAGGTCACTACCTTTATTTTTATAGTAATATTCATATGCTACTTCATATTTTCCAATTACTTTAAATGGATGAGCTGCAAGTTGAGGCGTAAATACTTCACTGTATTTTTGTTTTACTTCATTTTGAATATAATAATGAGCCGTTCTCAGCCAATTCATCCCCACAAGAAAAGTTTTATCTTTCTTTGTTTTAAATGTTTGGATGTAATATACTGGTAAGGTTATATGTAGGTAATCATCCATTTATTACTTATCCTTAGCATCTTTTTCTTCTGGCTCCCAGTACTCATAGTACGAACGTTTACTTGGCATTACCAACTCCTATCATATGAATTGTTACCACTAATTAAATGGTCATTGTTGTCATAAAATTTAGACTTTTTCCACATAAAATCTTTAGCAGACATCTTATCTTCTTTACTTAAGAATTTCTCATACCTATCTGTGTATATTCGAGAGCACTCACATCTCTGTGTTTCAACATAACCACCACTATGTGCCCCTCCATAGTAAGTACTTTTACCAGAACAGCATTGAGGAGATTTAAACATGTGCCATTTTACTCTCTTTTTCTCTTCTTTTAGTTTGGCTTTCTTTACTAGCTCTTTTGCTATGTCTAGTTCAGACTTCATCTTTAATCTCCTTAATACATCTACTATCAACTTGAAAGTATCTACCCTCACGACCACTGCTTAAGTGAGCACCTGAGTAGCTCTCATCGTCAGCTTTTACTAGTATCATAGTGCCATAATCAGCTACTATTGTACCTGTTTGCCCAGCATGTAATGATTTAGAAGTAGCCTCTACTTTACTGCTCAACATCTGGCTCTCCTTTATAAGGTCTAGCTATTAGAAGCTCACTCGAAGGTACCCACCCTTTTTCATGCCATTCTAAATAAGATTGTACAGTACTACATCTCTGTATCCTATAACCCTGTAGCCCTTTAGCTGTGTATTCTGCCACTCTATCTTCATACTGTGATTTATTATATACACTCATTCCTGAGATAATAACTACTACAAATAATATACCTAACCATATAGTTAGCCAAAATATCTTACTATCCATTAACACTCCTTTTTATTTATTCAGCTCCATATATACTGCTGTCATCACAGTTGCTTGTATTCTTTTATTCAACATAGTGTTTCTCCCAGTATTTAATACATGCTTCATCAGTTTCCATGTAACCTTCATTGTTGAAAAAGTACATACGTACCATTTCTAAGAACTCTTGTGTGTGTTTCATTATCTCAATCCTAAATCAAATTTCATGTTAGATATAAGTGCCTCTTTATTAGCCATTATTTTCTCATCTAACCATATTACTTTTTCTTCATCTTTAAATGTAAAGGTAACCTTATGACTAGCAGTAGTCTCTTGTACAGATACTTCTCTTTTAATGAACATTCCTCTAGTCTCTGTCCAGTAATCTGTTTTAATAATGGCATTATCTAAAGAATTATCTATATCAATAATTGTTATTGGCAGTTCTTTAAAATACTGCTGCATCTTATGTAGACCCTTAGTTTTAGCAGTTTTATTAAATTCTTCAATATTTATCATATCAATCCTTTATATTGCTGTCATTACAGTTGCCTGTAATCTATGTTCTGGCATCGGATGATCCCAGAAGTTATTAATATTATGAAGTAAATCTATAATATATTCCTTAGTTGCTCCAAGTTCTTTAGCCTTAGCTATAGCACCTAACATACTATTAGTCCCATCACCATTAACACAATCATATGCAAAGGCAAAGGTACTATAGGGTTGTTGTAATGCTTTATCAGCTACTGCTTTTGGTAAAGCTGTTGCTCGTTTCTCTTCTATTTCAGCTACCCTTGTAGAAGCAATAGTAAGGTGCCTAGAAGGATCGATCGTACCTTTACCTATAGTTGTGTATACCTTACGGTTATTATAGCTTAGGTATTACAGTAGGTTTAGACAACTCTACTATTACTCTATATTTACATGGGTTATTTTTATTAGATGTACGAGCTATGTGATGGTTTAAGTTCCCAAGTATTTGATGCATCTCTTCATCAGTTATTGTTGTATCATCTATATCAAGACAAAGCCAAGTGATTACATTATTGACGTTACTACGTCCTCTAACTCTTCCCCAAGCTTGTGGATGTTTCTCTTTATCATATATTGCATCTTTTACAAGTGCATATTTGAATGGAGTAAATCCATAGTCATGAGATAAGATGTTACTTAACTGTTCAAAAGATACCTCATCGTATTGGAAGCCGTAAACGGCTTCATAAGATACTAGTTGTTTAAGGTAGCTAATACGGTCTTTAGAGGCATGAGCCTCTATTGCTTCTTGTATAGGAGCATTGTTTACTTCTATATAGCTTATACCATGGTTCATTACCTATCCTTAAAAATTAATAATTTATGACTGTTATCGCCAAGTTCTATAAAATCTGATTCCATATGTGGTTTATAATAGACTATTATTCCCTCATATTTTGCAGATCTATTTTCAAATACCAGTTTACCAACTTTACTTAACATTAAAATTAAAGGCTTAGTTACTTGTATAACTGTAGGTTTAAATTTATATATGCTCTCATATTGCCCTATAGCTATCATAAGTTTAAACTTAAATTCTGCTTCTGTCATCGTTATCCTTTTATGCCAACTCATCCCGTTCTTCATCATCAATAGTACCTTCATAAAAATGAATATAGTTATCGACGTACTCGTATTTATTAATATCATCGTATGCTTTAGCTAATTCAATTAACTCTAACATCTTATTCTGAGCAGCACCATTACCTTTAACAAATCCCATCTTACGTAATTTATGAATTGAGATACTAGCATAGCCAGATTCTACAATTGACATCATGTAATCTGCGAATAGCTCATAAGGTTCTTTCTCAAGCTCTATTTCAAAGATATGAATATCTTCTGCAAAGATTTCTGAGAATCTAATAGCTTCTACCATATGTTGTTTAGTGATACTATCTTCACCTTCTAAAATTGCAATAGCACCAGCTATTTTAAGACTCTTCCATTGTAAGTGAAGTCTATGTAAGTTAGTCATTGTGAATTGATTAGGGATAGTATCTGCATACCATTCATTATATCTTGTGTAGTCACTAAATAAGTCCTCTACTTCTTCTGACACTGTTAATGGTGTATTAGTAGTACTAGTTGCTAATGATGTAAACCAAGGAGTTAGTGATAAAACTGCTTGCTCTACCCTGTCCCGTTCGGCTTTATCATATGCTCTAGATTGTAGTATAGCATCTGGGCCTTTAAATTCTAGCTTCTTAACCTCTTCAGTTACATATGCAAAATGGCAACGTCTTGACAATTTAGTTGAAAATTCTTCTTTAAACTTACGCTTAACAATCTCATCATAGATAATGTTGATTGGTGAACCAAACATTAATGCTGAGTATGGAAGGTTCTTAATACCTTCTACTTGGTTGCTGTCATCCTTCAATATTTTAGGGGCTATTTCACCTGAATCATATCCTATTGCTAATGCAATAATGTTCTCTGATAAATCTTTGTTACTAACAAGTTCACTACCAATCTCATCAACATACATGTAACCAGATCCTAGTTTACCTTTTTCAAGGGCTGCTAAGTGTTTCATAGTTCCTGGTAATGTTGATACTGCTGACTTAAGATCACGAGGCTTAGAGTAGTATTTACGCCAATCAGTAGGCTTCTTGCCATCTGTTTCTGCGTCTTCTACTGCTATTAGTTTAGCTGTAGCTTCTCTGCTTTCATCAATCTTTCTCAGTCCAGGTTGTAGTATATTACCTATACTCTTAACTGATTTACCTTTACCCGCACCACTGCCTCCTACTAAGAAGGCTATAATGTTTACTGGTATTTTAGCTCCATGCCACATAATAGGCTTTCGTAAATGACCTGCAAAGACTGTAAGTTCTGATGCAGTCATTAGTATTCGCATCTTTTCTGGTATATTGCTAGGAATTACTTCAGAAGCTACTTCAAATACTTTTGGGTATTCTTTAGTAAAGCATCCATCTTTTTCAAGACTTGCTCTATATATTTCTAGCATTGTTTTCCCTTATAAGTGTTTTAGTAATATTCGTTTGGCTGTTTCTTTATTTAAATACACAGGATAACCCGTCACCATGCCCCCAGTGACATAAGTATCTCCAATATCATTAGTATAAGTTTCTTGTGTGTGGACTTGTTGATCCATTCCTATGTATGAGGAAGTACATATACTTTTAATATGTATAGTTTTTAGTGTTTTCTTACTTAGATCAACTACATAAATAGTATCTTTAACACTGAATTTTGTATGTAATATCATGTTTATCCGTTAACCACTGACACTAATAAGTTGTCTTTAACATCTTTAGATAATACACTCTGGCGTTTACGAGAAAAACTGCCACAGTCATTACATCTATATCGTTGAAACTTACTTACATTTGTAATAGAGTAACCATCTTTTATAATGTTTAGTGAAGCACACGAAGCACATCTTGCCTTTGTTGAGCCAGAAGATGTGGAAACATTAGGATGTCCTTTAGCCCATGGGCGGAGTCTTAGGTATAGTTCTTCAGTTACTAATACATCTTGAATGTTATAGTGCTTCATTTCTTGCCAGGCTTCTTCATTACCTTGCATACATGCTTTCCATAACTCAAAACCGTGAAACTTTTTATGAGCAGATTTAGCAGATGTACATAATGCACCTGATAGGTACTCTAATGTATTCTGTTCAAATGCAAAATGCTTCTTAGCTATTAACATTGTATCTACAACACGATAAGGTGATGGAGGACTAATGTTATTTAAGATTGCATATGCATTAATCTTTTTCATATCAAACTTTTGTGCATTATGCCCAACTACGATGTCAGCTTCATCTACTAGTTTTAGTATAGCTGCTGTAATCTTTGAATCATCTTCTGTACGAGTTTCATAATAGTACACTTTATCATTATGTAGCCATTTAGCTGCTACAGTCATCATATATGAACGATCACCATCTGGCCTCATCGGGCGACCTATATTTTGTTGCCATAAGCCCCAGTGCCAAGACATCATAGGTGCATTCTCAATATCTAACGTAAGAATTTTAAGTGTAGACTCAGTTGTCTTAGGCTTTGTTTTACTCTTATTAAATCTAGCAGTAAGAGCTTGCCTTGAAACACCAAATGTTGTGGCTACATCTGCTATACTGCTGCCTTTGGCAAGGCTTTTAACTATCTTACTCCAGTTATCCGTTAAGATAGCCTTTGTTTGTTTGTTCTTTTTACTCATTATATTCCTTTTAATATAAATATGTCTATTAGTGCAAGCACCATAACGATAGAAGCGTAGGCTAAGCCTGTTATTATTCCTTTATTGCTCATAATACCCCTCTTAAACTTGGAGGCTGCCACATAGGTTGCATCTGTGCTCGCATTTGCATATCACTTATCATTTGTTGTCTTTCTGCCTCATGCTTAGCTTCATTAAACTCGTCATGATATGGAACCATTACTGTATAATTCCTCATAACATAGTTGTAAATCCAGCCACCTGGTACTCTAGTAATGTTTATGTTACCTTCTGTATTTAAGGTATCGTGTAGTTTCATTGCATATATGTCATTCATTGTTAATTCCTTCCATAAATTTACATACCATAGTGTATGCTAGTATATCTTCATCAGGTTGTGGATCTCCATTAGAGTCCCACCTGTAGTTATGTACAACATTAACTGAAATAAGTTTGTAACCTTCCCTCATTAACGTACTAGCTTCTTCTTCTGAGTACACTGTTCTAAGCATCTAATTGTCCTAATACCCAGTCACATGCTGAGAATATAGCTTCTGGTTCTGTGTGCCCATCTACTGTTAATATTTCTTCTCCCATATACGAGAGAATTGTGCATGTAGTTAATTCTGAAGATAACCTATAGCTATGTTTATCAGCCCACTCCTTGCACCTGTGTGCAAGTTCATGGATGTTGATTATATTCATACAATCTATATTTGAGCCATCAGACTTTTGAACTCTTGCTTCAAAGTATTCTAAAAAACTTCCATTATAGATATTTACAACATCTTGAACTTTTGTACATTTAATTTTTAATACTTTACTTAATAGTTCCTTACTTATCATCCTCACTACCTCCTGTCCCAGCTAATACTAGGAATTTTAATGTATCATACTCGTTAGTTACTTCTATAGCCTCTATATCAATAGGGTCTGGAGTATGTTTATACTGCTGCTGCTCATAGTAGTTTTCTGCATAAAGTTTTAATCCTTTAACAAATACTAGGTTAAATAATCCAATTTCCTTAATACTTGTTACAGCTTCTACTGGTATTAGCATTTTATTATCAGGACTGTCACCACGTCTGTACTTACTGTAAAGAGTTAGTTCTATAAATTTAGGCATCTGTATCTCCCATTTTTAGTAGAAATTTAATTGCTGAGTAGTCTTCTAGTACATGTAATGGATAAGAGCTATTTCCATAATTAAGTGTTATAGTTGATTTTACAGGAGCAGCTGTACAAGGTTCTATTGATTGTATATAATCTGTATTAAGCAATTTGTATTCACTATGGCCTATGTTAATAAAATGATTAACTTCTATAAACATTTAATCTCCTTTAATATTAATTCACAAATATCTATAATAGATTGTTCTTCACTACTTGTAGATATTTTACTAGGTGTAGTATTACCATTACTAAATGTAAGTTCTGCTATACCATTATTAAATAAATCATAACCAGACATTATCTGGTATCCTTTTGATAAAGCCCATTTCTTACACTTAGTTATAACAGTACTTAGTAATACAGTAGTATCATGTGGTGGTAACTTATATAGTGTGTTATTGTCCCAGTTGAACAAGTACTCAATTCTATCAGTTATAATAGAAGATACTCTAGTAACTATTTGTTGCATGCCAGTGTTGGTTTTAAGAAGTTCTTGTAGTAATTCTACTGAGATATGTTTTACTAGTGGCATCCTTGCCAACTATTATCAACTGGTATAACATTACCAGATTCATCTCTTTTAATACTACCATCTTTATTGTGATCTGGAGAATAGCCTCCTATAAGGACTTCACCTGTATACTTACATTTCATTCCAAGATGGTCTGAAACTTTTTCGTAAGTACCTTGTAAGATATCTCTTATTTCAAAACGTTTATCATCACGAACGATAAGGTCTACTTCATCATAAATACAGCATCCTTGTTTAAAATGAGGCCCATGTATAAGTCCTTGACGTTTAGCTTCTTGATGATAGAATACTAGGTAGTGCTTCATTGCCTCAGCACCCATACCTTGTAGCTGACTATTAAGTGACGCATGAGCGTGACGTATAGGTACTCTACGACCTCCAAACATAGTTACGAAGCCATTTTCCTTAGCTTGTTTAGATATGTCCTTAATGAGGTCCTCAAGGCCTTCTGTCGATGCAATTAGATCTGCTTGTACTTTAGCACCGAATAGTGCCTGTACAATTAAATGGTCATCAAATGGTACCATTGCATCTTTTTTAATAGGATATAATGCTTTACCATCTAACTCAATTACACGACGTGATAATCTTTTCTTCATTGCTGTAAATTGTTTCTTAGTATAATCCGTAAATGGATTATTACCAAGTAATGTATAACCTGTTAAGGTTGTACTACTGCCGTATAAGAATCCGAACCATAATGGTTTAGCATCATTACGGCTAATACCGCAGGCTTTAGCATTAAGAGAGTGAAGGTCAGTACCTTTATCTTTATCACCAGAGGCGATAATACGATCAAGTCTTCCTCCATCGTATTTGTAAAGCATTTCTGCTAAGTTTACATTCTCTTGTCCTGAGAAGTCTGTTCCAATAAAAGACCAGCCTTTAGGGGCGGAGAAGAGTTCTCTAAATTCTTTTTGTGCAGGTATCTGTGCAAGGTTAATCGAACTTGACGTGAACCTTCCAGTGACCGTACCACAGGTATCTGTACGGCTTTTAACTGTGCACTGAGTTTCATTATAGTTCTTAATGAGGGAGCCATCGGCACCTCCTACTTGGGATTGGTCTTTAGATACTTTTAAATATCTTTTCAGCTTTTTACCAGCTGCATGTGACATATTTTCTAATGAATCAACATCAACCTTTACACCACCTTTGGCGGTGTAGTAGGGGAATTTATACCCGTAGTCATCTTCCATCCATTTCTTAATATGCATACGAGAACCGGGATTAAATGGTTCATATTTGATTTGTTGGTAATCACCTTCTCTTGTTACTGATATGGTACGATGAGGTGAGGAGAACCATTTAATTGATTTTACACCTATTAATTTCTGATTACCATTTTTATAGGTTTTTAGTATAGGAATAGTGTACGGTGTTAATTGGCTCATTATTATCCTTATTTTTTCATAGCTAGGCTATATTGGAATGCGTTCATATTGTGCAGTTTCCTCCTACTTCCCTGATATATGGAAAATCTCTAGGAGACTTAAGCCTAGTTAATTTTAATAATTCCAATACTCTGGTACGTAGTTCATTTGATTGCCATGGAGAATATGGCACTGCAGCTCGTAATTTTACTAACTGATGAGCTGGTAGTGTGTTTTGTAGAGATTGAAACATTTGCATATCTACTTCTAGCGGGCTATTTTGTACAGTTTCTACTAATATCTTTAATTTAAATTCATCCATTAGTTTCCTTATGTTATTAATATACTCCTTATATCTATGGAGAATAGTTCAGTATTTCCTGATTGTAATAGGTCAGGCCCTATATATTTACATTCTTTACATTTATGTAGAATTTCAAGTTCTCTAATTGCAGCATCTTTCCCTTTTAAATAATATACTTCAGATAACACTTTAATAGTTGATAGCTCTGTATTAGTAAAACGTTCTTTAACACTTCTATTAGTAATACCAATTTTATATGCCTTTCCATTATTAATAGAAAGGTAGTACAGGATAGCAGGTTTTGAAGCATCAAATCCTCCACCAGTACATGTTAGGCATTCTTGACCTCTCAAATGATCACTAGGTTTCTTTGCAAAACTACCATGTATGGGACATATTATAATACCTTTTGTTTTATTATTAATATACTCAAATAATGAATAATCATATTTATTGTTGTATAACTCCTTACATTCCTGAATGAATTCGTTTACATTTTTATCTTGGCCCACACATTTAGGACACCCTTTACCATTTAAGTGGTGATTAAACCTCTGAGTGAATATGCCATGTATTGGACATGTTATAGGATATTTTATATTAACAGTTTTGAGTATAATAAAGGGATA